AAGGGCCAGATCCTCGGGGGTACCGAGGCCACCATCGTCACCGAGCGAGCAGCGGCAGGAGTGCCATGAGCAACGTCGAGATGTACGTCGGGGACCTTGAGCCCGACCTGATGGTCCAACTGACCTCGAACAACCTCCCGCTGATCACCAGCGAGGTAGCCACCGCGCACGTCCTCGGCTACCTGAACGGAGAGTTGCTGTTCACCAACTCCGCCGACATCGACGACGACGGCACCGTCACCATGACGTGGAACGGCACCGACACCGATCAGGTGGGCACGCTGCGGTTCAAGGTGAGGCTGACGTGGCCGGACTCCCGCCCGCAGACCGTCGAGGTCGACGACGTGGTGAAGGTCTACTCGCTATGACCGAGGAGGTGCACGTCAAGATGCTCATCGAGGGCAGTTGGGCGTTCATCGACTGCTCCCACTGCGGCCCCGTCCCCCCGGTGAACCTGACCGACGTCGAGTACCCCGACGCCGTCGCCGCCGAGCACCTGCTCCGGGTCCACGACATCACCACGATGGAGCGCCGGTGAGCGACGAGGACCGGATCATCTTCGTGGCCTCCTGCCTGACCTGTGACGGAGACCAGCACTTCGGCACCTACGAGGACCGCTCGGACTGGGTGGGGCAACACCGGGTGAAGACCGGTCATCAGGTGGCGGTGTGGCTGGAACCCAAGTAGGGATCACCGAGGCGCAGTTCCAGCGGATGGTCACCGACCTGTGCGACTGGCTCCACCTCCGCTGGTACCACACGCATGATTCCCGTCGGTCCCCCGGCGGCTTCCCCGACCTCGTCATCGTCGGACCCGCACAGGTGGTCTACGTCGAGTTGAAGTCCGAGAAGGGGCGGGTCACCCCGGCGCAGAAGGAGTGGATCGACGCCCTGTGCGGTGCACTGCAGGACGCCTACATCTGGCGACCCTCCGACTGGCCCGAGGCGCAGCGCGTCCTAACTATGCTGGCGAAGGGTACTCTCTGACCATGATGGAGCAGGACCCCACGCACCCCACGGGGGTCTCCTCGAACAACGCGGGAGGCTCCGCCCTCACCCGCGCTCGGGACCGCAAGGCTGCCGCTGCCCTACAGATGAAGCAGGCCGGCGAGACGTGGGAGGACATCGCCGAGGTCCTCGGCTACCCGACCGGACGGATGGCGCTGGTCGCCACCGAGAAGGCGCTGGAGAAGCAACTCGGTACCGCCGAGTCCCAGAAGTTCCTGCGCCAACTCGCCTCCCGTCGCCTCGACCAAGTCCTCCGGGCCATCTACCCCAAGGCCATCGACCCCGAGGACCCCGAGCAGATGATCGCGGCCACCAAGGTCCGCGAGATCATCGCCACCTCGATGAAGTTGCACGGGCTGGAGGCTCCCACCCAGATCGTGCACCACTCCCCGCACGAGTCCGAGATCGACGCATGGGTGGCCGAGGTGGTCACCAGCAAGATCCCGGCGCTGACCGAGGCCGACATCTTCGGCGACGTCGTGGAGGGCGAGATTGTCGAGGAGCCTGTCCATGCCGCGTCTGACTGAGTTCACCGCCAAGATCCAGTTCGCCACCTGCTCCCGGCACCCCTCGCTGATCACCAAGGCGGCGAAGGTCCGGGGCTACCCCTCGAACACCGCCTACCTGCAGCGGGTGGTGGCCGAGGCGCTGTCGAAGGACCTCGACATCCCACTGCAGGAACTGATCGACGAACTCCCACCGCTCACCGGCGCGGGCAGACACTTCATCGAGGCGAAGCGCCGTCACCCAGCGGGGAAGTGAGATAATGACCAAGTGCCCAAGGTTCGGTGGACCCAGAAGTGTGCGGGCGGCTGCGGAGAGTGGCTGCTCGTGGGGATGCGGGCGACCCCACTGCACCGTGGCTGGTGGTGTGACTCGTGCCTGAACCGACACAAGATGACCTGCTCCGTCTGGAGCGGTACAAGCAGTGGAAGCCGGAGTACCAAGCCAAGGCGCTGATGCGGCTGCGGCAGGCCGAGAACGACCAGTGGCACCCGTTCTACTGCCCCAACCACGCCTGCAACGGCCAGCCCCACATCTGGCCCAAGGACGACCGGGCGTGCTCGTGGCCGTTCGGGCACGAGTGGGACCTGTCCGAGACCGGCCACTGGGGCTGCGGCCACTGCGAGGTCGACGGCACCCCGCTGGACGAGTGGATGTTCCCGCACGCCCGCGTCGACCAGCGGCCACCCCGGTGGGCCGGTGACTGGCTCACGTTCCTGATGCGCGGAGGCCGAGGCTCCGGCAAGACCCGGACCGGGTCCGAGGTCACCAACCGGGTCGCCACCTCCGGGGTCACCTCCCGCCTGATCCTGATCGCGGCCACCGGCCCCGACCTGCGCGACACGATGGTGGAGGGCGAGTCCGGCATCCTCGCCTGCTCCGCCCCCGGGAAGCGGCCCGACTGGGAGCCGAGCAAGAAGCGGCTGACGTGGCCCAACGGGGCCATCGGGCAGGGGTTCTCCGCCGAGGAGCCCGACCGGCTCCGTGGCCCCCAGTCCGGGTTCGTCTGGGCCGACGAGCCCTCCCACTGGGACCTCGTCGAGCGGTGCTGGGAGAACATGCTCTACGGGCTGCGGCTCGGCAAGGACCCGAAGGTGGTCGCCACCTCCACGCCCAAGCCCACCGTCTGGACCAAGGCCACCATCAAGGCCGAGGACACCGTGGACCGGGTGGTCTCCACCTACGCCAACCTGCACAACCTCGCCGACACCTACCGCAAGCGCGTCGTCTCCCGGTTCGAGGGCACCCGGCGCGGCCAGCAGGAGTTGTTCGGGGAACTGCTCGAAGACGTCGAGGGTGCCCTGTGGAAGCAGGAGATGATCCACTGGATCGACGAGGCCCCCCACCTGCGGCGGATCGTGGTCGCCGTCGACCCCGCCGGTACCGCCAACAAGCGGTCCGACGAGACCGGCATCATCGTGATCGGCATCGGCTACGACAAGCACCTGTACGTGCTGGAGGACCTGACCGGGAAGTACAGCCCCAACGGCTGGGCCAACAAGGTCATCGACGCCACCATCAAGTGGTCCGCCGACGCCATCGTGGCCGAGAAGAACTACGGCGGCGACATGGTGAAGTCCACCATCGAGAACTCTGCCGAGAAGAAGGACGAGGTGGTCCGGGTCATCCTCGTCACCTCGCGTCGGGGCAAGGAACTGCGGGCCGAGCCCATCGTGGGCCTGTACGAGAAGAACCCTCCGGTGGTCTACCACGTCGGGGAGCGTGGCGACCTGCTCAAGTTGGAGGAGGAGATGCTCTCGTGGGTGCCGCACGAGGGGTCCTCGCCGAACCGGGTGGACGCGCTGGTCCACGGGGCGACATCGCTCTACAAGAACATCCAGCCGGTCTCCGTCGGCAACCCCGCCGACCTGATCAACCGGGGGATGCGGTCGCCCACCAACCGGCACCTGAACATCGTCGTCTGATTTATCCGATAAAACCGAGGTCCCATGTCTGACGTCCACTGGGTGTTCGCCGCCATCGTCGGCGCACTCTCTGCCGCCCGGATCACCCGGCTGTTCGTGTTCGACTCCTACCCGCCCAGCGCGTGGCTGCGGAGGAAGTGGGCCGACCGGGTCCCGGAGCAGTGGGAACCGCTGATGACCTGCGGCTACTGCTTCGGTCTCTACGCCTCCGCGTTCGTCATCGGCACCGGGTGGCTGTCGTGGTGGCTGGAGGGCGACCTGCACTGGGGCTGGTGGGTGTTCAACGGCTTCATGGCTCTGGGCTACGCCGCCTCGCTGGTGGTCGCCTACGACGGCGATGACTGAGTTCCCGGGTCACGCCGACCACGTGTGGGACGCTGTCCCCCAACGAGTCCCTTCAACCCACGAGGTGGCCTGACATGGCTGGACGTCGCAAGCAGGTGGCTCCGGTCGTCATCCCCTCGACTGCGCTGGTTGCTTCGGCGGTGCGGTACAGCGGCAAGGCTGCCCGGATCTACCAGCCCAACCAAGACTGGCAGAAGGACTCCTACCGGCACTACTCGATCTGCGGTGAGGCCCGCTACGCCGCCAACTACTACGGCCACGCGCTGTCGAGAGTCACCCTCTACGCTGCCGACCGGGTCCCCGGTGGGACCTACGAGCGGCAGGACCCCACCACCCCCGCCTCCGTCACCCTCGACGAGTTGTTCGCTGGCAAGGACGGGCAGGCACAGATGCTCTCCCAAGCCGGAGTCCACCTGACCGTCGCGGGCGAGTTCTACATCGTGGGCCGCAAGGCCGCACCAGACCGGGACACCGAGCGCGGCGTGGTCGAGGCCAACGGCGAGGTGTGGGAGGTCGTCTCGGTTCTGGAGGTGAAGGTCAACGGCTCGAAGTGGAGCATCGAGTACGCCGACGGGAAGCCACCGCTGGAACTCGCCGACGACGACACCGTGATCCGGGTCTGGGTCCCCCACCCCGAGCGCCGCATCCAAGCCGACTCCCCGTTCCGCTCCCTGCTCCCGGTGCTCACCGAGATCGAGTGGCTGACCCGGCACATCTTCGCCCAGTGTTCCTCGCGCCTCGCCGGGGCCGGGCTGCTGTTCGTCTCCCAAGGGCTCACCTTCCCGCAGCCGATGGACGAGAGCGGCAAGGCCATCGAGACCGCCACCGAGGCCGACGCCCTGATGATCACGCTGGCCGAGGGGATGATGACGCCGATCAGCGACCCGTCCTCACCCTCCGCGCTGGTCCCCACCGTCGTCACCGTCCCCGCCGAGTCCATCGGCAAGTCCGCCGAACTCCTCCACTTCTGGTCCGACCTCGACGAGAAGGCGCTGGAGATGCGCTCCGCCGCCGTGCACCGGTTCGCGGTCGGGATGGACCTGCCGCCGGAGACGCTGGAGGGGATGAGTTCCAACCCCGGCACCGGCGGTGGGAACAGCAACGGCGTCTCCCACTGGGGGGCATGGCAGATCGAGGAGTCGACGATCAAGTTGCACATCGAGCCGATGCTCGAAGTGCTGGTCAACTCGATCACCGTCGGCTACCTGCGCCCGCTCACCGAGGACGACTCGGTGGTGCGCTACGACACCGCCAACCTGCGGCTGCGTCCCGACCGGTCCAAGGAGTCGATGGAACTGTGGGACCGGGGCGCGCTCGCCACCGTGGTGATGCTCCGGGAGAACGGGTTCGGCGAGGACGACATGCCCGACGACGCCGAGCAGAAGCAGTGGTTCCTCCGCAAAGTCGCCTCCGGCTCCGCCACCCCCGAGCAGGTCGGTGCGGCGCTCGCCATGCTGGGCGTCCCGCTCCCGGTGCAGGAGGCACCCGAGGATGTCCGGGAGACACCCCCGGCCCCGTCGCTGGAGGACCACCCCACCCAAGACATCCCCGAGGCGGCGACCCTGCTGGCCGCGTGCGAGCCGCTGGTCTACCGGGCGCTGGAGCGGGTGGGCAACCGGCTCCGCAGCGCCGGGGCGAGGCCCGACGGCATCCCCGCCTACGAGACCCACCTGTTCGTGAAGGCCGAGAACCTCGACTACGTGCTCAACGACGCATGGTCGTGCGCGGCGCTCACCCTCGACGGGGTCGCCGACGTACCCGTGGTCGTGGACACCCTCGACCGCTACGCCCGGACGCTGGTCTCCACCCAGACCCCCCACTCGCGCAACCTGCTGTCGAAGTGGCTGGAGGGGGCGACTGTCCCATGATCATCCTGTCGCTGGAGGAGTTCACCGCAAAAAGGAAGCCCGCCCAGAAGCGGCTGGAGGACGAACTGCGCCCCACCGTGGAGCGGGCGCTGGACGGCAAGGTCAACTCCGACGGCTACCGCGAGGTGCTCGCCGAGGTGGCCCGGCTGTGGCGGGAGGCGTACACCGAGGAGTCCGGCACCGCCAACGTGGGGATGCCCAACCGGTTCCGCGATCAGGTCGAGGCCACCCTGCGCCGCACCGATCGGCCCAACGCCACCGAGGCGACCGTGGACCGGATCGTGGTCTGGCTGGCGACCGCCATCCTGTCCCACGCCACGCTCACGGCCTCCCGCGACGACGACGAGGAACTGTTCGTCGAGTGGGTGACCATGCACGACGACAAGGTGCGCGAGGCCCACCGGGACGTGAGCGGAGACGTCCGCCCCATCGGTGACCCGTTCAACGTCTCCGGGTTCAAGATGAAGTACCCGGGCGACCCGAGCGTGCCCATCGAACTGTGGATCAACTGCCGCTGCACCCTGCGGCCCGTGCTTGCCGAGGAGGCGCTGATGGCTTCGTTCCGTGACGTGTCTCCCGCCGAGCGGAAGAAGGACGCCGGGGCGGGGCGGGCGATGCCGGACGGCTCCTACCCCATCGACAACTGCCAGGACCTCCGCAACGCGATCCAAGCCATCGGACGCGCCAAGGACCCCGGCAAGGTGAAGTCGCACATCAAGCGGAGGAAGTCCTCACTGGGCTGCCCCGACGTATCCATCCCGGAGGGGTGGGCTCTGGAAGGAGACGACATGCCCGACGACGAGAAGGTCATCGAGGAGGTGCCGTTCGAGGAGGCCAGCGCCCCGGTCGAGGACGTCAGCGTCTCGTGGTACGGAGTGATGGCCCCCGAGGGGGTGCGCTCCGGCGACGGACGCCGCTTCAAGGAGGGTGCGCTCCGCTCCCGTCCGCTCCCGCTGCCGCTGACGTGGCAGAAGATGAGCGACGACGGCCACAAGGGCAACGTCACCGTCGCCAAGGCGGAGCGGATGGCCCGGGTCGGTAGCGAGGTCCGCTCCAGCGGCTCGTTCCTGATGAGCCCGGAGGCCGACGAGGTGGTCGGCATGATCGCCGAGTTCGGCAGGTTCGGCATCTCCGTGGACGCCGACGACGCCTCGTTCGAGTTCATGGAGGAGGAGGAGGTCGTCGACTTCACCGACGCCCGGATCTGCTCGGCCTGCATCGTGTCCATCCCTGCCTTCGAGGGCGCGTGGATCATGCTGGGCGAGCCGCCCGACGACTGGTACGACGGTGCCGAGGACCTCGCTGGCCGCGAGGAGGACGCCCCGATGGTCGCCGCTGCCGTCGGGTACGAGGAGTACGACGGTCGCGTTGAGTTCATCGACGTGGCCCCCGGGCTCACCGAGGACGGCCCCGGCTGGCTCACCCACCCGGTGGACACCGACCGGCTCCGCGACTACTGGGTGCGCGGGGAGGGCGCGGCCAAGATCGGCTGGGGTGCCGCCGGTGACTTCAACCGCTGCCGCCTCAACTTGGCCAAGTACGTCAAGCCGGAGTACCTGTCCGGCTACTGCGCCAACCGGCACCACGACGCGCTCGGCATCTGGCCCGGTGAGCACCTGACGCTCGCCGCGTCCCTGACCGACACCTCGGTGGCCGACGCGATCACGCTGGTCGCCTCCATCCCGGAGAA